ATCCCCCAACCCCGAGCCACCCGAGTCCTCACCGCAACTCCCCGCTAACAGGTATCTCACCAACACGCCACCACCTCCGCGCCCACCCCGCCAGCCGGTAGCAACATGGCGGCCATGGGACTCCTCGACCGCCTACGGTGGGCCGCTGACGCGCCCGCGCAGCAGGGCGCCGTCGCCGACTACGTACTGTCCTACCCCGCCTCAACCATCTCCACCATGCCGGCCGAAGTCGCCGCAGCGTTCGGCCTCTCCACCAGCTCGACGACCGTGACCCGCAAAGAGGCCATGTCCGTCCCCGCCGTGCGCCGAGCCCGGCAAATGATCGCCGGCACCCTCGGCACCGCGCCTCTCGTCGCCACCGACCCCACCCGCCGGCGCGTCGCCGTCCCCATCATCGACCGGCCAGACCCCGAAGTCACCCGGTCCTACGCCATCACCTGGACCGTCGACGACTTGCTATTTCATGGCGTGTCATGGTGGCTCCGCACCACCGAGGACGCGGCCGGCTACCCCACCACCGCCACCCGCATACCACCCGGCCGCTACACCATCGACAAGGCCGCCAGGACCCTCCGCGTAGACGGCCGGCTCGTCAACCCCGACGCACTCATCCGGTTCGACGCGCCCGCGGAGGGAGTCCTCACATCCTCCGCCGGCGTCCTCCGCACCGCCATCATGCTCGACGAGGCAGTACGCCGGTACGCCCGCCTCGACGTACCCCTCGGCCTCATCCTCGACGAAGGTGGCAGCCTCACCGAGACCGAGGTCACCACCCTGCTCAACTCGTGGGAGACCGCACGCACCGCGCGCACGACCGGCTACCTCCCGCGCGGGCTCCGGTACGAGGCCGCGGTCCTCAACCCCAAACAGCTGGAGCTAGGCGACGCCCGGATGCTGTCCGCCATCGAGGTCGCCCGCGTCTTCAACCTCCCCTCGCCAGCCGTGAACGCGCCGGCCGGGGACTCCCTCACCTACGCGACGTCCGAATCCAACCGGCGCGAGCTCGTCGACCTCACCCTCGCCCCGTACATGACGGCCATCACCGACCGTCTCACCAGCCCCGACCTCACCCGCCCCGGCCTCACCGTCGCCTTTGACCTCGCCCGGTTCCTCCGCGGGACGCACTCCGAGGTTGTCACCGCCGCGGCCGCCGCCGTCTCCAACGGGCTCGTCACCGTCGACGAGGCCCGCGCACTGTGGCTCGACCTCCCACCCATGACAGGACACACACCGTGACCCGTATCCACGTCACCGCCGCAGCCGCGGCCGCCGTCGACACCGCAGACCGCACCCTCACCGGGCTCGCCGCCCCATACGGCCCGGTCGGATACTCCAGCGTCGGCCCGATCACGTTCGCACGCGGCGGCATCCGTACCCCCACCACGCTCGGCCGCGTGAAGCTCCTCCGACAGCACGACTCCCGCGGCGTCGTCCTCGGCTACCTCACCGGCACCCGAGAGACCAGCGACGGCCTCCACGTCACCATGCACGTTCCCTCCTCACCCGAGGGAGACGCGGCCCTCGCCGAGGCCACAGACGGCCGCCGCGACGGCCTCTCAGTCGGGGTCACCCTCGACCCCGAATCGGTCGACGCGCTCCGCGAGAAGTGGATGGCCGGGGACGACACCCCGACTGAGGTCACCGGCGAGCTCGTCGAGGTATCTCAGGTCGCCATCCCCGCATTCGCCGACGCCCGGATCGACGGGTCACCCGCGGCCGCCGCCGCACACCTCGACAGTGACACCCCCGTCACCGTCCTGTTCGCCGCCACCACCCCCACCACCCCGGAAGGCCCCACCATGCCCAACGCACTCGCCGCCCCCACCGCCCCGCCGGCCGCCGCCGACGACACGACCCCGGCCGCTGCCGCGGCCGCCCAGGTCATCGCCACCGCCGCCGCGGCGCCGGCCCCCATCGCCGGCGCGGCGCTGACGCACGTCACGTCCGAAGTCGTCTACAGCTTCGACGGCCGCGGCCCGTCCATGGTCCGCGACGCGTGGGCCGCCCACACCGGCAACGCCGACGCCCTCGCCAGGCTCCAGCGGTTCCAGCGCCTCGTGGCCGGCGTCTCCGACCCCGCCGCCGCCGCGCAGCGCGACCTCCTGGTCATGACCGCGGCTGCCGAGTTCACGACCGCCGCCGTCGACACGCGCGCGCTCCAGCCCAACGCGCTCCCGCCCAACGGGTTCCGCCCCGACCGCCTCGTCGCCGCCATCGACCGCGGGCGGCCCCTCATCTCCCGCCTCAACGTCGACCCGCTCACCGACGCCACCCCGTTCTATGTCCCATCGGAGGGGTTGTTCGGCCGAAAGGTGATCCTCACCGACGGCGCGACCACCAACGCCAGCAAGACGGTCACCTCGGCCACCGGCGCGTTCACCTCCGCCGACATCGGCATCCCCGTCTCCGGGACCGGAATCCCTGGCGGCGCCGTCATCCAGAAGATCAACTCGGGAACCTCGGTGGACATCTCCGAGGCCGCCACCGCCACCGGTACCGGCGTGTCGATCACCCTGACCCGCGTTGCCGCGGCCGCCAACACCGAGGGCACCGCCCACAACACCGAGGGCAACCTCGTCATTCCCGGGCAGCAGCTCGTCACCCCCATCGCCATCGACGCGGCATACCGGGTGTCCCGCACCCTCGCCGAGTCGTCCAACCCGGCGCTCGACCGGATGGCGCTCCGAGCCATGGCCCGCGACTACGGGATGTCGACGGAAGGGCTCGTCGCCACCGCAATCGCTTCCGGCGCGGCCGTGACCGTGACCGGCGTCAGCGGTACCGGTTGCGTCATGAAGACCCGGCTCCAGCTCAACGCGTTCGAAGACGCCGCGCACATGGGCGCCGCGTTCCTCGCGTGCTCGCCCACCTTCTACGCCGGCCTCATCGCCGACGTCGACACCACCGGCCGGCCCCAGCTCGCCACCGTCAACCCGCAGAACGCCATGGCCCTCGTCAACGGCGGGGTGTCGTCCCCGGCCGGGAACACTGGCCTCGTCATCGACGGCACCGAGCTGGTCAAGTCGCACCGGTTCGAGGGTGGCGCCGGCGCGGCCGTCAGCAGCGACGACGTGTTCGTCGGGGAGTCGAGCCTCAGCCAGTTCGTGTTCTCCGAGGTCGAGGGTCCCGGCGTCATCAAGCTCGCCCTGTGGTCCTACTTCGCCACCGCGGTCCTGCGCAGCTACGGGCTCCGCAAGCTCACCGTCTGACCCCCCCCAGCCTTGGCGGGTGCGGCGCCTCGTCCCCACCCGCACCCGCCAAGCACCGCCACACGACCGGAGGTGACCCGTGACGACCTACGCCGAGACCCCATGGGCCACCACGGCCATCGCACCCCAGCATTGGCCCGAGGCCGACACCGTCGACGCCGCCGCGCTCACCCGGTACCTCTCCGCCGCCACCGACGCCTGCCGCGACTACGCACCCATCCTCGCCGATACCGACACCATCCCCGCCGGCTACGTCATCGCCACGTGCCTCCACGCCCGAGACCTCCACTCCGCGATGCTCCGCGACTCCGCGGACGTCATCGGCGTCGGCGACTACGCCATCCGCGCACGGCCCCTCTCTACCGCCGTCAAGCAAGCGCTACGGCCCGAGACCCGACGCCCCACGATCGGCTAACCCCCATGACACTCCCCCGGACACAGCTCGCCACGATGCTCGCCACGGCCCTCCCCGGCGTCCGCATCATCCCCTACGCCGCCAAGGCCACCTTGACTAGCGACACCCTCATGCTGTCCGTCGCCAAAGTCGCGCCGTCTACCGCGGGTCGTGCGCGTGACTACGAGATCGCCGTCCTGGCCGTCGTCCCCTACCTCGACCCCGCCACCTCCGATGACGCCCTCGACGCCCTCCTGGAGGACGTCCTCCTCGTCCTCGACACCGAGCTCTCACCAGTCGGCATCCGGTGGACCACCGCCACCCGAGGCGTCTACGCCGACACGTGGCCGGCCTACGACATCCGCACACAGTTCACCGCCGCCCCATAACCCCGCCCCCGGAAAGGGATCACCATGGCCCAGATCGCCACAACCCCCATCGTGCTCAAAGACGTCCTCCTGGTCATCGGGACCGACAACTACGAGACCGCCGTCTCCGAGGTCGTCTTCACCCCCACCAGCTCGCAGGTGACGTGGCAGGGCCTCACCCCCGCCTCGTCGTTCGTCGACCAGACGACGCCGACGTGGACGTGCAAGCTCACCTACGCGCAGGACTGGGTCACCACCAACAGCCTCGCGCAGTACCTCCTCACCAACGCCGGCGCCACCAAGACCGTCGTGTTCAAGCCGCAGGGCGCCACCACCGGGAAGCCGATCATCACGGCCACCGTCATCATCGCCCCCGGCCCCATCGGCGGCGCCGTCAACACCGTGCAGGTCGGCACCGTCACCCTCGGTGTCGTCGGCACCCCGGTCAAGACGGCCAACCCGTAATGATCGACGCCGGGGAGCTCCGCCGCGCATCCGGTGACCTCGCCGCGATGCCCGGCGCGCTCCGCGGCGCCCTCGACCAGCACGGCCCCACGGTCCTCGCCCAGCCCCTCGCCGACGCCCTCAAAGCCGCAGTGACCGGCCCGTGGGCCGGCCTCATCGCCGCCGGCGTCCGCGTCGACCCGTACCCCCTCGGCGTCACCATCGGCGGCACCAGCCCAACCGTCTCCGGTGGTGCCGGCCCGTCCACCGTCGCCGCCGGCGTCGAGTACGGCGGCGGCCGCCGGGTCGGCACCGTACGGGCCGGCCGCCGCGCCAAGGAACACCGGCGCCGGACCACCAACCAGTTCGGCCGGCATCGCGCCCCCTACATCGCCCCCACCATCGACGCGATGGCCGACCAGCTCGCCGCCGCCACCGTCACCCTCATCGCCGACACCCTTGGAGGGCTCACGTGACCGCCGGCCGTGACATCACCCTCCGCATCATCACCGACACCGCCGGCGTCGACACCAGCCCCGCCGTCCGCGAGCTCGACGACCTCGGCGACGAGGCCCGCCGCGCAGGTGACCGCCTCGACGACCTCGCCACCGACGCCGACGTCGCCGCCCGCCATGTCGCCGACTCGGTAGGCGACATCGACCGGGCCGCGTCACGTCACCTTGACACTGGCGTCGGCACGTCAGTCCGCGCCATGGGCGCCCGCCTCGACACTGCGAAAGGCAACGCCAAGAGCGTCGCCGGCGAGATCGCTGGCGCCCTCGCCGGCGCCACCGACCTCCGCTCCGCCGCCACCAACCTCGGCCAAGCCGCCATGCTGTTCGGGCCGGTCGGTGCCGCCATCGGCGCCGCCCTCACCACCGGCATCCAGATGTTCCAAGACCGCGCAGAGGAGATCCGCAAGACCGCCGCCGACCTCACCGCCGAAATGATTGAGCACAACGGCAAGATCAGCGCGGCCTACATCGACAGCAAGATCGCCCGTGCCGCCGCCGAAGACCCCACCGCGTTCATCGCCCAGAAGCAGCACATCGAGGCCCTCGGGCTCGCATGGACGGACTACATCCGCGCCAAGTACGGCGACGTCGAGGCCACACAGCGCATCTCCGGGTCGATCAAAGACGCCATGACCAGCATCACCGACACCGCCACGGTCGCGTTCGGTCGCAGATCCCTGGCCGCCGACGCGATCATCCAGCTCGACAAGCTCAAGCGCGCCGCCGACGACCTCGGCGCGTCCTCCGACGCTGTCGCCTCCGCGACCGCCGCCTATGGCGCTGCAGCCTCCGCGACTGTGCCGCCCATTGATGAGCAAGCAGACGCCATCGAGCACGCCCGCCTCCGCCACCAGGCCGCCGCCGCGCAGATGTCCAAACCCATCACACCCACCATCGACGGCAGTGGGCTCCTCGCCGAAGCCGACGACATCTACGGGCAGCTCGCCGCCCGGATGGCGCAACAGATCACCATCCCGCTAGGTGTCTCAATCACCAGCATCTCCGGCATCGCCGGCCTCGTCAGCTCCGCAGTCGCACAAGCCGCATCGAGGACCAGACCATGACCGCCTCCTTCACCGCCACGCCACTCCCCGAGATCGCCGCCATCCGGCTCCGCCTCGCCGGCGCCGGCGCCGGCCCCGCGACCATCACCCGCACCGACGCCAACGGCACCCGCGCCGTACGGCTCCTCCCCGGACAGGTCCCCGTCTCCGGCGTCCTCACCGTCACCGACTATGAGCCGGCCCTCACCGGGGCCGTCACCTACACCGCCGACACCGCCAACGGCGCGGCCACCCCCAAAGTCACCGGCCTCACCGGCCAAGTCCTGCCCTGGCTCACCATCGCCGACCAGCCCCAGTACCGGGTACAGCTCCCCGCCATCGAGCAGTGGTCCGCGACCAGCCCAGCCCGAGACGTCATGCACGACATCATCGACCGGCCCGACCCGATACCGGTGATACACCCCACCAGCACCCGCCGCGTCACCACCCGCATCTACGCGCCGGACTACGCCACCGCGGCCGCTATCCGCGCCGTCCTCGACCAGCCCTACGTCTGCCTCATCCGGCAGGCCACCTATCCCGGCATGGACGCCTACCTCAGGCCCACCCGCGCCACCATGATGCCCAAAGACCCCGCCACCCCCACCCGGGCATGGTGGGTCGAGCTCGACGCCACCGAGGTACAGCCCCGCCCCGGCCCACTCCTCGGCGCAGCCGGCTGGACCATCGCCAGCGTCCGCGACACCTACCCCACCATCGCCGACATGAAGGCCGCCCTCACCACCGTTGCCGCGCTCCGAATCGGGCCATGATGCCGACCACCCCATACGCGTCGACCACACCCGACCTCCTCCCCTACGCCCACGCCCAGGTCGTGCGCATGCGGGCCACACACCCCACCTGGACCGGGGCCGTCGACCTCACCGACAGTCTCAAAGACTGGACCCTCACCTTTGACGAGTCCCGCGCACCCCGCGTCGAGCTGCACGCCACCATCCCCGACGACGCCGCCCTCGCCACCACCCTCGACCCTCGCATCGGCGTCCGCGTCGAGGTCGACGCCGGCTACCTCGACGCGGCCGGCACCGAAGACGCCTACACCATCGCCGACCTCGGCCTCCGCGCCGTGCGCCGCAGCGTCGGAACCGCCGACGTCATCGAGCTCACCGCGGCATCCGATGAGGCCCTAGTGATCGACGCCTCCCCAGCCGTCACCGGGGCGTGGACCGGCACCCCCGCCAACATCATCGCGGCACTCATCACCGCCTCGATCAGCCCCCGCCCCAAAATCACCATCACCGCCACCGGAGGCGCCTCCGCGACCCTCGACCCGGTCACCGACCGGTGGACCACCATTGACGACCTCGCCGACCAGATCACCGCCGACGTCTATGACAACGGCCTCCGCGAATGGGTCATTGCGCGCCGCGTCACCGCTGCCGCCACCACTCCCGACCTCACCATCATCCCCGGCACGCCCGGGACACTCATCGCCGCAGACCGCACCGCAGCTCGCGACGAATGGGCGAACTACGTCACCGTACGCTACCGGTGGCGCTCCGGCACCACCGACAACGAAGTACTAGCCACCGCCTACGCCGCATCCGGCAACTACCTCATCACCGGACCCTCCGGGAAACGGTCCCTCATCTTCGACCGCACCACCCCCACGACCCAAGCCGCCGCGAACGCCGCAGCAGCAACCCTGCTCGCCCGGTCCCTCACCCGAGGCCGCAGTGTCACCGTCACCACCATCTCGGCCTACTGGATCCGCCCCGGCTCCACCCTCGCCATCCGGCTCCCCGGCGACACGGCCGCCACACCACACCTCGTCTCATCCGTCATGTTCCGCGCAGACGGCGCCATGACCGCCGTCTGTCGCGTCCCCGACCCCTCCCCAGTCATCGGCACCACCACGCCAGTCGGCGGCGCCACAGCAGACCCCACCCCCGCCGCGGCCCAGACCTACACCTCCACCTGGGTCGCCAGCAGCTCCAAGACCTACGCCTCGACCGGCACCGCCCGGACCGACACCGACAACATCGTGCAGGGCTACACCGCGACATGGGGTGACCAGCGCGCCCTCATCGCGTTCACCGGCGCCAACAGCACCGGCGACGAAACCGGGAAGACCATCACCCAAGCCCTCAACGGCGCCACCGTCACCAGGATCGCCCTCACGTTGACCAACGTGCACTGGTACTACTTCGCCGGCGGCACAGCCCGAGTCGACTACAGCAACCGGACCAGCCTCCCCGCCACGTTCGCCAGCCCCCCAACCCCGACGATCACCACCGGCGGATGGGCCAAGTACGCCACCCGCACCGTCGTCATCACCTCCCCCGCCGCGATCGCCGCGTTCCTCGCCGGCACCGCGCGCGCCGTACAGCTCGGCCCCGCCGGCACCACCGACCAGCACTACTACGGCCGCTTCGCCGGCGCCACCGAGCCCAACCCGCCCAAGCTCACCATCACCTACGCCCGCTAAGGATGCCCCGCCATGCAGACCACACCACTCCTCGGACTGCCCTACCCGCAGGACACCGACACCGCCGACATCGGCTACTGGCTCCAGCAGCTCGCCCTCTCCACCGAGGCCGACATCTACAACACGGCCTGGAACACCTACACCCCGACCGTCACCGGCACCACCGCCCCGACCGTCGTCGGCCGCTACTGCCAGGCACGCGGAATCATCGCGTGGTCGGTCGACATCACCCTCACCGCGGCCGTCACCGGCGGCATCACCGTGACCCTCCCCGTCTCCGCCCGCGCCATCCCCAACGGTGTCGCCAGGACACTCGGTGTCGCCGAGGCCCGCAACGTCGGCGCCGGCCAGTACATGCAAGGCGTCGCCCACACCCTCGGCACCGGCGCGGCAGTCACCACCGCCACCGTCATGCTCCCCGCCTCCTCGGCCAGCAGCCTCCTCGCCGGCACCGCCGCCGCCGTCCCGTGGACGTGGGCCTCAGGGCACACCATCTCCATCTCCGGCACCTACGAGATGGCGTGACCCCATGACCGCCCACACCCGCACCTATTGGCACGGCGTCGCCGTCTGCTCCCGCCTCCGCGACATCCTCGACGAGATCCAGCGGCTCTACGGCGCGCCCGTCGACATCGCGCAAGGGTCCTGGCACCACGGCCCCAAGTCCGCCGGCACACACGACGGATGCGGCGCCGCCGACCTCCTCGCCCCCAACCTCGCCCGCCTCGAAGCCATCGCCCGCCGCGTCGGATGCGCCGCATGGCACCGCACCACCGCGCAGGGGTTCGACGAGGGCCACGTGCACGCCATCGCGGTCGGATGCCCCGGCCTATCAAAGCCGGCCGCCGCCCAGGTCGACGCCTACCACAACGGCCGCGACGGCCTCGCCCGCAGCGGCCGCGACACCGGCCCCCGCACCTACGCCACCCGGACGTGGGAGACCTACCAACTGGAGGAAGACATGCCCCTCACCGACCACGACTACGCCGCCATCGCCGCCAGAGTGTGGGCCACGCCCATCACCCACGACATCGGCGGCGGCAAGCTCGCGCCCTTCACCGCCATCGTCGAGCTCGCCACCGCCCGCAACGCCGCCCTCGGCGCGCAGGCCGCCGTCAAAGCCCTGGCCGCCGAGGTGGCAGCCCTCCGCCAGATCCTCACCCCCACCCCCGCCGCCGCCGAGGTGACCCCGTGACCCGGCCCCTCATCACCCCGCAGAACCGCAAGTACGCGTACCGGATCGCGTGGGCCGGCCTCGTCCTCCTCTCCGCGCGCGGCATCGTCGCCGCCCACGAACTGCCCCTATGGCAGTCCCTCGCCGCCGCCCTGTTCGGCGTCGCCGACGTCCACACCGACCCCTCGACGCCCACCGGGCAGCCGCGAGCCGAGTACGGTGGCGACTGAGGCCCTATCCGACGTCGGTGCGCTCCTCGCCGGCCTGGCGGCCGTCCTCACGGCCGCCAGCGCCCGGCGCACCGTCCGCCGGCACCTCACCCCCAACGGCGGATCGTCGCTCCGCGACGCCATCGACCGCATCGAGCGGGACATAGGAGGCCTACGGTCCGAGATACGGGGCGACCGCGCCGCCGCCAGAGCGACCGCCGTAGCACTCGCCCACCACCTCGGGGTCGACCTCACCCCCGTCGACGAGGCGCCCCACTCGTCGAGCGAGGTGGACCTCGTGACGACGCAAGACCTCTCTGCCCAGTCCATCGTCCCGGATGATGTGACCGAGTGGCTGAGGACGCTCGGGTGGACCCGTGATGGCCGCCTTGGCGACATCGCGCAGAGCTGGCGACGCGGAGAGAGTCAGGTTCTGGTTCCGACTCTGGGCTCGTCACCTGACTTCGCCTTGCGTTGGTCGGAGATGCTGACAAGGCTCTCCCGAGCCTTGGGCACAGATGCAGCTGGCGTGCTTCTCGCGGTCGCCAAAGCGGGTTCGGACATTGCCGAATTCCCTAGCCGGCCGCCGCCAGCACGATCCGGCGCGCCGAGCCGTCCGGTAGCCGCACATACCGTTGGGTCGTCGCCACCGACGCATGCCCCAGCAGCCACGAGAGAGGCGCACCAGGCCTCAACCTCGCCAGCCCAGCACGACATGACCCCACCCCCTCGGGGACAAAGGAAGACGTCAAGCAATCCTTGACGCGTAACGGGCATGCACAGCCTGCCTAGTTACGCCCATCTCCCGGGCGAGATCGGCCCATGAGAATCCCGACGACCGTAGGGCCTTGACAGCCTGCACGATCGCAGCGTCTAGGTCGTCCGCCAGCCCGATCAGCTCCGCCACATCCGCGGGATCAGCCGACCCCGCCCGCCTCGACGCCGCCCGCACGACCCGCCGAGCAAATGCCAGAAACTCGGTGTGGTCCCCCGCCGGCCTCATCGAGCAGCCACCGCCCCCGGCGTGCGGCCCCACCGCTCCCGGTACAGCGCGGCATACCTCTCGGCCGCCGTACGGTGCCCCAACGCATGCTCCTCCGCCGCCGCCTGCGCCTCACCGTGCGAGGCATACGGCCCGCGCAGCTCACCACACCGACCGGCCGGCCCCGTGCACCACCACGCCCACGCCAGCCCCCCACCATCCCCGACCGTAAACGGGTGCACCTCGATCATGCCGCCCGCCGCCTCTCGTCGAGCACGACCACATCGGCCAACGACACCACCGGGCATGAATCACTGGGTTCGGGGTTCGAATCCCTGGCGGTGCACAAGTCCGCGAGCCGCACACGGAACACGTGTGCGGCTCGCTCCGTCTCGTCGAGCGTCCACGGCGTGCGTCCCAACCAACGGTCATTGAGCGCGACGCGCCCCATGCCCAGCCGGGCCGCAAACTGCAGTTGGGTCCACCCGCGGTAGGCCGCCATGGCCCGGAGAGTCTCCGGCTGACGTTCCGGTGCTGTAGTCATACCGGCAATAGTGCCATAGCATCCGCAATTCCCGGCACTGAACACGCAACTCCGACACGCACACTAATACGCACATCCCGTATTGGCACCCCAAGTGGCGGTACGATGCCACCTATGACGGTTCCCTATACAACGTCGACCTCGGCTCGCGTGTCGGCAACGCTGCGCGGGCGTCGCATCCCCGCCGAGCCCCTCATGGTCGAGCTCGGCCTATCCCGGCAGGCCGTATCCGACCGCATGGTCGGCCGCACCCGGTGGTCCGCCGATGAGCTCCCCGCCGTGGCTCGTGTCCTCGGTGTCTCCCTGCCCGAGCTCGCCGGCCTCGTCGAGGTCGAGTCATGAGCGTCACCCTGCCCGGCGGTGACCGCCCTATGGATCGACAAACTTTAAAACCCCCGTTCGCGTACTACGGCGGTAAGACGACGCTCGGGCCCAAGATCGCCGCACTCCTGCCAGCGCACGACCACTACAT